AGTTATATATTATAACACAGAATGCGCCAAAAGTAAAGGAGTTTATTCAAACTCAAATGATGTATATTTAAATGTTATGTCCGCTTGTAAGTATTCAACCTCAGAAGATTGAGAATTGAATTCAACTGCTGTTAAACTTGTTGGAAAGACATCCTTAAATCTGATAGATTTATTTAAGTTATTATGAGAAGACATTATCATAAGAGTAGCATCAAATTTAAATTGATTTTCTGTACCACCAGTAGTAACAATATCATGTAACCAATTGAAAATTTCAATGTAGTTTTCCATATTTTCAGTAACGTTAAACCTAATTGCTAAATCTTCAAAAGATAATCTGTCACCAGTCATAGAAAGATTCAATCCTCTATAAGGTACTACAGCCTCTGCTAAAGAAATTCCTGGCATAGTAACTTGAGTACAGAAATATTCTGTGTTAGCAAAATTTGTTGTGTCTAGTTTAAATGTAAATCCAACAGGACTTAAAAAGTTTTTATTCGTCGTCAGTGCCATCTTCTTCCTCTTCTTCGGCTAAACCCCACCAATTCCATCTTCCATCTTCTGGTTTGTCTTTTAATTTGTCATTCATATATCTATTTATAAGGATTCAAATGTTAGGTATAAAAAAAGGGACTCCGAAGAGCCCCTTTTAAAGAATTTAGAATTAACTAAATGGATTAGTCCATCATTTCGTCAACTCTGAAGATTCTGAAGTATGGGTTAGCACGGTCAGTACCAGTTCCGTCTGCAGCGACGAATGGGTTAGCAACCATTCCATATCTTGTTTTGAATCCGATTCTTGGTTGGAAGTCTTCCTCACCAACGGCTTTAACCATAGTTAAAGGTACGTATGGGCAATAGAAAAGACCAGCGTCATAAGGATTAGCACCTCTATATCCAACGCAGACAAAGTCTACTGTTGCATAAGGATCGATGTAAACCTTAACTCTTCCATTAAGAACACCAGCAAAAGTATTACCAGTATCATCAACGTTCAAGTTAGTTGACAACGCTTGAGAGTAATCCATCATGCCTGAAGCAGCCAAAGCTGAAGCAACGTCAGAAGAAACGATTACATAGTTACCTTTTCCTCTTCTTGTTTCTTTAGCAATAACATTAGCTTCTCTTTCGATTTGCATGATAAGACCTTTGAACTTCTCAGCCATCCATCTACCATCTGAATCAGATGAAAGATTAAACACACCATTAATAGTTGTGTTTGCTTGTTGAGCACCCATTTTAGCTTTAACTAGAACTGTTCTAACAACTTCTCTGTTGATTTCTGCAAGGATCTCAGCAGAAAGAATGTTAGCAAGTTCGCCTTCAGCGTCTAGACCATGCACAGCTTTAAGATCTTGTGCAAGTTCCATTGTGTACTCAGCTTTTAGAGCTCTTGACTTAGCAGTCACAGTTGATTTCTCAATTGAGAAAGCCATCTCACCAAAGTTAGCACCAGCACCACCTGTCATACCACGTTGTTCCGCAGTAGCAGTTGGAAGACCAGTTCCAAGTGTGTGAGTTGTATCGCCATCACCGATGTCACCATCAGTATCAGCATCAGTCAATCCTTCAAGACCAGTAGTTCCAGCTTCTTGAGTACCAGTACCAGAAAATCCAGTATTAGCTTCGTCGAACAAAGCTTCTGTTCCACCTTGAGTTGAGAATTTTGATTTCATTGCAAAGATAAGACCAGTAGGTCCACTCATTGGCTGAACACCAGCGATATCATATGCAATCAAGTTTGGCATTGCACGTCTAACAAGAGAAATAAGTACAGGATCAAAGTTAGCAATTGATGCACCAGTAGCGTTAGCATGTGCTTCGTCAATTTGACCAAAACTTTGTTGTACTCTTTCTTCTTTTAGAGCTGCTTCTTGGTTTTCAAGAAGTCTTGCAGTAACTGCCTTTCGGTATCTATCGTCGATACCAGGAACATCTCCATGTTCCAAGACGGGAGACCATTTCTCCATTAATTTTTCGTCTGCACTAAACATTTTTTGTTTACCCCTATAAGTTTGAGTTATTTAATGTGTTTACTAATAGCTTGAGTATATGCATTCATTGTGTTAGAAGATTCTACTAAAGCTTCTTCTTCTCCAACTAAAGCATCAGATTCATCTACTGATTCGCTAACTTCTTTTTCGAAGTAAGATTCTTTAACGGTTTTAACTTTCATTTCAAAAGTTTCTGCGTCATCAAAATCGATATCTTCTACCAAAGATGCTAATTTTTCAGCTTCTGTTTCTGCCAAGCCCGAAGATTGTCTTCTTACAATATCAGCTCTTTCGAAAGATTGAGCTTTTTCATGCAATCCGATATTATCTTCTGTGGTTTTATTGAGTTGTTCTTCAAGTTCAGCAACTTGATCAGCTAAATCGTCGATCAGGTCAGCTTTCCCTTCAGGAACTTCAATGTAATGTTCCTTGAATACTGATTGTAAAGAATCCATAAATTGCTCAGCGATTTCAGTCCTAAGACCTGATTCGATTGCAACTTCGTTTTCTTTAACCCAATTCTCAACTACGTAGTTAAGATATGAATCTACTTTATTAACAAGTGATTCATTTAGGTCGTTTACTTCAGACTCAAGATTTTGCGCATATTCTGATTCTAATCTATCGATCTCAGCGCTTACTTTTGATTTGTAAGCAGCTTCGAAGATAGCACCAGCTTTATCACGGAATCCATCAGATAGTGTAGCTTCTTCTGATACGATAAGATCAAGGTCTTCACCGAAATCTACATCTTTAACTTCATGTTCAGTAGATTCAGATTTAACTGCTTTCTTCTGTCCATCGTCTTCAGATACTTGCTTTACCATCTTTGCGAACAACTGTTGCGCTTCGTCTTTTCTCGCTTTCTTTAGCATTTCTAGAGCAGCGTTAATTACACCAGCTTTAGTTTTAGGAATTGCGACTTCTTCGACTTCGTCCTCGTCTTCTTCATCATCTTCTTCAGATGACTCATCAACTTCTTCTTCGTCTTCGTCAGAGTCCTTTTCGTCCTCTTCTTCTTCCTTTACTTTAGCTTCTGCAACTTCAACTTCCTCTTCAACAACTTCTTCTGCAACCTCAGAGATTTCTTCTTCAGTTACTGATTCGTCTTCAACGCCTTCAGCGACAACTTTTTTAATTTCATCTGTCATTGACATTTTATTGTCCTCTTAAGTTTTGAGTTTATTAAAGTTTAGAGAGGAAATTTTTAAACGCTTTAATCTCTGCTTCAGCTAAATGCTTAGCGGGAGTACGTTTTATTTCAGTCTCAATTTTTTCAATTTCTTGCGGCTGCAGGATACCATTATTCCATATCCATTCAACACCTTCCATAACACCGTTAACAAAAGCTGACGGTGCAGAAGGGTCTTGAACGATATCCACGGAGGCTAACATAAAGTCATCCTTCACGTACATGGTTCCGTTTTTGTTCGCAAGAGTTCCCATACCACGACTAGATACACCAAGCTTAACGCCACCTTCAAGAAGACCTTCGACGATCTTACCCATAGGAGTTTTAAGAATTGATGCTTTCCCCATAACATCATTCCCTTGGAATTCCAAGTTTGTGATCTTATGTGAAACCTTGTCAAGGTTTACTGTTGGTCCTTCCGGATGATTTAATTCTCCAACAGCTCTCCCTGCTGAAACCTGCTCTTTAACATATTTGTTAACTGCAGATTCCAAAATCTTTTTCTCGTAAATTCGGCCGTTTCTATTTTTTTGTTCGGCCTGCATGAATACGCCTTCGATGACGTAGTTCTTTTCGCCATTCTTATTGGCTTCACATACAACATCTAAATTATTACTTACGTATTCTGATATTAGTTTCATTTAACTTCCTTTTTAGAAAGACCAGTAAGAACATTAAGTATTACCTTAGGATTCGCACCAGCATTCATTAATGCTTGATTGATATCACCCCATTGGTACTTAAGCTTATCTCCAGATTTTGAGTATTTACCCGGACCTTCGCTTAGAAGTTCTTCTCTAATACTTTCTTCTAGTCTCAATTTATAAACCTTCTTCTGTATTTACGATTTCTTGTTCTTCTTCAGCTTCTGGTAATTTCTTACCTATTTTAGAAGCTAATTCTATTTTCTTTGCGTCTAAAGCAGCACTCATTTTTTGTGCTACAACAGCTTCAAAGTCTTTACCGGCTGCGACATTTTCGCCACTACCGATATTTTTTATCATATTTTCAATGCTCATATAATCCTCGTGTCAATATATATTTATAATAAATCAGTTTTCTACAGATCAAGATCGTCGATGTCGTCACCTTCATCGTCGCCTTCACCCTCTATTTGCTTATCAATGGCTATAATATCATCATCTGTTTGACGTAAAATATTTTTTCTAACCCATTCATTTGATATGTATTTACCTACATACTCATCAACTGAAGCAATAAGCTCGAACCTTTCACGGACAATTTCCGCTTCTTTCAGTTCACTAAAGTAATTGTCTTCAATAAAATCAAAAACAATGCTTTCTTTCCAAGTGTCCCAATCCTTAGTGGTTATAATACCTTTAAGTAATAATTGAGTTTTAAGTGTTTGCATAAACACATCGGAAAATCTTTTTCTACATCTATCAATAAATTTTTTAAATTTAACTTCATCTCTAGATATTTCAGTAGATCTACCTAAAGCAAAAGTAGATTCTTGTTCTAATCTGTTAATAGGTACATTAAGAGCCCTATACAATTTCTTTTGGAAGTATATAATATCATCAATTTGACCTAGGTTTTCTCCACCAGGTAACGTTGATATTTCAGTACCTCTACCACCTTCTCTTCGTGGTAGGAAAAAATCTTCCAACATTGACATATGTTTTTTATCATCTTTAATGTCACCCGTTGCAGCGTCATAAACCAATTTATTTCTATATTGATTCATGATATTTCTTAGGTATTCTTCTGCTTTACCTTTTGGTAAGTTACCTACATCAATATAAAAAATTCTTCTTTCTGGTGC